TCTTTTGCTTTATCATTAAATATTTTATCTGTCTTCTCAATTACATTATTTATTTTTGTAATATCTGGTTCAATACCAAGGTCTTTTAAATTTATTAATATTTTAGTTCTCGTATCAGCATCACGATATCCTGATTCAACTAATAATTTAATTGTTTTTAAATTAGATGATAAAGCATATAACCTACCAAATTCACTATTAAAAAATTTTGCTAGCTTAACTAATGACCTTTTTTGACGTAAATATCTGTAAATATTAAATATTCTTTTTAATGCTTTAAAATATCTTCCTTCTTTTCTATATTCTCGTGCATCATTATTCATACGTGTTAATAAAATATGAAATATATCTTCACGTGTTAATTCAGTATTAAAAAAATAATTAATACTTACATCTTTAAAGATATTACCAAATCTAACAACATAATCTATTTTAATAAATTCAATACCACGTTTAAATTTTCTAATAAATTCGTCCTTTGGTATGTTTTCATTATCAAAAAATTTTTTCTTATCTTTATCGGTCTTACCTTGAATTTTTAATTCTATAAAATATACATTAGGCATCTTATTTGTTTTACTAATTATCTTTTTGAATGTATTATAAACTCTTTCAGGATCTTTATCTTTAACGTTGGTTATGATGTCATAATCTGAAGGATATTTTTGACTTTTTAATGACGCAGTACCAATTACTTTAATATTTGAGTTTGGATATTTAAGTGCTTTTAATATTGGGACAATATCGATATCTGGTTTTTCTTTTTCAAATCCTACTTCCATATTATATATGTATATTATAATTTAGAAAATAATTATAGTATAAATTATATTCTCATATTGTCAATATTTGGGTACATTTCAAAAAAAGGTTGTAATTCACGGATAACATTGCGTAATTTTGCTTCAGCACTTCTATATGGTGCTGAATTTTGATTTCGTGCATTCTCGAATAATACACCTATTTGCTCTCTATATCTGTCATATATATCACTTAATTCTACACTTAAATTATCTTTTTCTTGTTGATTTAAATTTACATCATTTTCAATCTCTAAAAATATATTATTAAACTCGTCTTTTGCTTCTGCATATACTGCATCTTGTCCTGCTACAACTGGTACTAAATCTGTTCTTGCTCTTACTACACGTGATGAAACACCTACTGGTTGTCTGGTTGGATAAATACTTACTAATTCTTCCATATCATTTAAATCAACTGGGCGATCTGTTCTTGCAATTTGTCCGACCGTATTTACATAATCTAATAATTCATTAAATTTTTGTTCTATATATGATTTGTCTTGAGTTGTCATATTGTATGTTTTTGTGTATGCACTAATATAATTTATAATATTATTATATGATGATATTATTTCTTCAACTCCTGTTAATCTGACACCATCATTATATTCGTCAATAGTATCTTCTAACTGTACTCTAAATTTATTAAATAGACCATTAATATTATATCTAACTCTACCTTCAATTGGTACTTTTGTATCTGTTGTTTGTGGTGTCATTTGTTGAACTTTTACACTTCTTTGAAAACTTTGTTTATTAGCATTTCTATCTTCATCTAAAACTTCTCTCATTTGTCTTATTCTAATATCTGTCATATTATATATATATTAGATTTAGATAATAAATTTTATAAATTTATTATTTAAATTATTATTTAGCAATTAGTATAAATTATGTGCTTTTACGTATTTAGATGCTTCGATCATAGATAATCCCATATCATTCATTACACCACGAACTATTTCTGTACGATTTCCTTTACCTTTACCAGACATACATTTTTCTAATGCTTTCTTTTCAGCTTTCTTTGCTTTACTTAATCTTGGTCTTCCACCAGTATTTAATTTTGATCCAGCACTACGACCTGCTCCCATCATACATTTTTCTAATGCTTTCTTTTCAGCTTTCTTTGCTTTACTTAATCTTGGTCTTCCACCAGTGTTTAATTTTGATCCAGCACTACGACCTAATCCTTGAATTCCTGCGACGATTGCTTCTTGTGCTTTTTCTCTTAACTTTCTTAATAGTGCTTCTTTAATTGCAGGCATAGAAGGTTCAATAACATTCGTATAAACAGGTTTTAAAACTTTATTATATGCGTATTCATATGGCATTTTGAAACCTCTTATGAACTCTTCTTTAAATCCTGCACCACTTTTTCTATTCATACATTTTTCTAATGCTTTCTTTTCTGCTTTTTTTGCTTTAGATAATCTAGGTCTTCCACCAGTGTTTAATTTTGATCCAGCACTACGACCGCTTCCGCTTTGAGGTTTAATTAATTTAGATGTTGAATTTTCTAATTGTAAATAACTTCCACCGCTCATTGGTTTCTCAAGATCTAAACCATAATTTGGTCTTTCAGGTTTCTTTCCTCCTGCTAATTTTTTAAGACCTTCAATACCAGCACTTGCGATAGCACCTTTTACTCCTAATAATGGAAGTAATGGTTGAGCGAGTCCTAATGTTCCAAAAAATCCTCTTTTGAAACCAGTTCCGAAATCTTCCAAGAAACCATCACCACTATAACGACCACTTCCATATTGTCCTTGTTGTTGTGCTACAGGTGTTAAATTACTTGGTGGTCTATTACTATCATATACTTGATGTCTAATTGCTCTATCGTAAATAGATGTACCTCTAATAGATGGAACTACCTGACCTCCAATACCACCAACGCCAGCACCATTATATTTTTGAGAAAGCATTCTTGATCTACCTGCACTATTAGCACCGATAATATCAGTATTTTGTCTTAATAAAGTATCATTAATTAATGATGTAGGAGGAGATATTCCACGACCTAAAGTTCCATAGGCATTTGTTCCGTATGCACCAGATGGCATTTGAGATCCAGATAAATATGTTCCTTTAGGGTATCCTATTAATTTTGGGTTTCCTAATCTTGCACCACCTTTTTTATAATTTGATTCTCCATCACAATTACAACTGCCTCCGCCAACTAAATCAGAATTTATATAATTTAAAACAATGCTTCTAGTTTTTCGGGCGATATCACGATTATATTCATTATCATAAGGCATTTATATATATATATTATACATAGATAATATATTTATAAAATTATAAATTAATTCTTTCTAAATTGTTTATTTTAAATACTTGGATAAAGCAGAACCTTTAGACATTTCACCACCAGAGCGACCCATACCAGCAAGATTTGCTCTACTTCTTTGATGTCTTCTACCAATAGCTCCTAATAATTTATCAGGCATTCCAGAACCTGCGAGTCCTTCTGCTTCCATACTTGTTAATTCGGGTTGTCCTTGCATACTAGCATCTAATACATCGTTCTTATTTAACACTGCAGTAAATGTGGAACTACTGCCCTTCTCTGATATAAAAAGGCCTTCATTTTGAACATATACGAAAAGTTGTGGTGTAATTGGTGATAGTTGAGGGACAGGTTGGACTTTATTAGTATAATTTACAGTTACAGTTAAATTGAAGTTGCCTATACTTGATGCGGAGTAGAAATCTTCGACCAATTGAACGTGTTTTGCCATTGTGAGATAGACGAGAGAACCGCTTGTTGAGAGTTTGTTAGATATGTATGAATTTACACCAATCATTGCAGCACCATTTGTTTGTCCTACAAATTCATTCCAAGATTGATTACTGCCACTTTCAGTGCTGAATTTATAGAGGTCATAAACGGTGGCTGTGCTTAAAAGTCCTGCCCCGTTATTCCATTGTAAAGTTATAGAATTAATTGATTGATAACCATCGCTTTTTGAAACACTTGTTGCTGTATATCCATTATATACTCCAATTATTAATTTACTTGGTACTTGATTTAATTGAATAGAAGGAGATGTTACAGAACTTGAAGCACCAAAAGCGACAAGAGGAGCAGGAGTTCTGAAGAGTAAATATTCAGAATAAGGTACTACATTTCTTGAAGGCATTAATGAAGATGGGTGAGGGGTGTAAAATTTGAATAAAAGTTGAGAATTTGTAAAAGCATTAGCAGGGAAAGAAGCAGTCATATTAGAAATTTGTTCTGAACCGCATCTTACAGCATCAGATGGATTTGCTTTCATCTGGAGGGTAAAATTTAAGTTTTGTATGCCGTATATTCCTTGGTTATTTGATTCAGGTTGTCCCCAAATCCAAGGAGACATTAAAATAGGTTCAGTAAATGTAGCAGTAATTGTAGTAACAGCAGGAGTGGTTGCTGTTGCAGGAACATCAACTAAACTATCTAATACAAATGAACCATTACCAACATAATTAGGGTCAGTTGATAAATTAAAACCATTTATGGGATTCATTATATCAGGCATTACGAATTGAGCACCAACTGTTGATCTGCCTGTTGCATAAGCATATAAATCGGGTTTGGTAGGTGTGCTTCCACCATATCTATTTAAACGTCTGGTATCCATTGAACGAATAATTACAGGTAATACATCTTGATAATTTTGAGATACAGTGTTATTATTAATTTGACATTGTAAATTAGTGAGTAATCTTTGGAGAGGGAAGGAAGCGAAAGAATCTGATTTACCCCATTCAGTAAGATTAGGTTGTCCTGCTCCAACAACACCAGTTAGAATAATTTGAACGGTACATCTCCATAACACCTCACGGCATATGAGAGTTTGTTCCGATGGTATCTGAACGCTAAATTGATGAGTTTGGTTAGAAATAGATGAAGCATTAAATACAGTTGGTGTAATTTGTTGTGCTCCCTTGAGAACTGCATACCCAATATCGTCAGTAACATTTAGAACGTCGTCTTTTACTAAAATCTTATGAAAATCGGCACTCATTGATATATATACTATTATCAGAGATAATATTTTAGAATTAAATAATTATTTCTAAAATATTTTATAATCTATATAATTTTATTTCTCTCCTTGATCTGCATATTTTTTATTTCT